GCTGCACTGGATTGAAAAGCTGGCTTCTACCATGCCATCAAAAGAACCAGTGATAGCGCGAGAAGTTACAATGCCTGTGCCAGAGAAGTAAGTCTCTCCAGTGCCAGTGCCTGTAGGATAGATTTCAAAATCAATAGAAGCCCGCTCATCAAGAACTAGCTGCTGTGCGTCTGCCTCATCCCAGTAAACTTCTAGTGATACTGTATTTGTCTTCAACCCAGCTTTGTAGGAGCGCGAAACATCGCCCATAACTGAATCTTCAATTGTGTCTGCTGAACCGTCAAACGTGAAAGAACGTACTTCGCCTACCACGGCAACAGTCGTGCCTGAGACTTGTACTTTTACTACTCCAGATGCGCCTGTTTTAGTCGCCATGATAATTACCTTTTAATTTAAGTTTAAGTTGTGCCGCGAGTGTATTGGTACAAAACGCGAACTGTAATAATGATCCCGCCAATCGGGTCAATAGAACCTTCATCAATCTCGATATTAGTTATTTGCGTATCTAGGGCGTACCCACCACGCAAACGGTCAACATCAAGAGCTTCTTCAATTGCTTCAATAAGATTGTTGCGGGCTGAATCAATAACAGAGCCTTTAACATAGCAAATGAATTCATAATTTATGGTAGCCATACGTTGAGTAATGGAACCACCTATAGAGCTATCTTCTCTATCTTCTCCAGCACTGCGAACCAATATAGCTGGAAACTGTGCGCTGGATAACTTGTCAAAATCAAACGGCTCTCTGGTAACGTACTTAATCCCAACTGGCGCTGTTACAGCCCGCAAGGTAGTTACCAAATTGTTAGCAATGTTTTCTCTTACACTCATTTCAACGCCTTAAAGAATATCTTGCCCAGTTTCTTTTCTTCAGAACTATTAAACGCAAAGAAAGGTCTTTTCTTGTCATTCATAGCAGCTTTCTTAGACTCAGCAGCTCGGCTAAAGAATATCTCTGCTTGCTTGCTGTTAGCCTTAGTTGTCATAGACCCTAGCATCTGACCTGTGAACTGTAGATCAGGTATACTACCTCTACCATTACTTGATCTAAATGCTGCATACGTTTCACTGTAAGGCTTAAAGCTGCCTTTATAGCCAACGCCTTTGCTAGTTCTATCTTCAATAATATTAACGCCAGCTTGGGCGGTAATGGATAAAGCATTTTTAACGCTTGCAGATAATTCTTTGCCTTTCTTCTTTATTCGCTTGGCTATCTCTTTAGCGTTGGTGTTTATCTTAACCTGCATTATCTATTTAACCATTGTCCGATAGGTTGCTTCTCAGCATAGTCAACAGAACCATCATCATTCTCGTCATAGTCAACACCATCAGATAACACTGCTTCTAGCTCTTCGCCATAACGCGCTTTATAGAAGTCGATCATGTTTCCGAATCTGTCGCCATCAACCCAATTGGTTAGCTGGGGTAAAGCATAACGCCACAACACTAGGTAGGCACTCGCCATAGTAAACTGTGCAGGGGTGAGCTTTGTAGTATCCATCTCGCCTGCTATGTTCTTTCTGGGCCACCACTTAATTCGTAACTCTCGCTGAAGATCAGCTTCAGCTTTAGGATGCTCCAGAACAAAAGACTCAATGCCCAAACTAAGAATGTCGGGAATCAGTTTAAGTAAATCAGCGTCTGAGGAATAAGCCATTATTTAACCTTTTAAAAAATGCCCCCCCGAAGGAGGGCAGATTATTAGTCTTACTATCTTACAGTACAGCGTCAGACAGAAGCTCGATACCGAACGAATCATCAAGCTCTGCAACACCGTAAACGGCAGTAGCGTTAAGCTCGAATGCTCGGAGAGACTCGTCACGCTGTGGCGCAATGTTAAAGTCACGCTTCATAGCGATCATGATAGCTTCAGGAGCGAATACAGCGCCTTTAGCATCGCCAGAACCGTCAATAGCTACGTTAGCTGACTCGTAGACATTGATGCCAGCGATAGTTCCAACATAACCAGTACGCATCGCTTCGTTCTGCGAATCGCCACCATTGGGGTTAGCAAAGGTGTTAGTTAGGTTAGCTTTCAACTGGTAGGCTTGGAAAGGGTGTACAACAGCATTGATCACGCCAGTTACTTTGTTAGCGCGTAGAGTAGCAGCAGCCTTAAACAAATCAGCAACAGTGATCTCAGCGCCAGCAGCACCGATAGAGCCAGAGAAGCCGTCAAACAAAGCGATTAAGTCAGTGTCGATCTTGGTAGCGATAGCGTTACCAAGAACAGTACCTAACTCAACAGCAGGGTTGCCGTCACCGTAAGTAGCCATATCAGTCAAAAGAACCTGTGCGCCCACTTCGCCAACAGTTACAGAAACTGAAGAAGTAGAAACGGTGGTGCTAGACATGTCAGTGCCTTCTTGCAAATTAGCCGCTGAAATAGCAGGGTACTTAGGAACCTGAATAGTTTTACCGGCTTGGGCCTGAATGTTATACATTGTAACCAGCCCTAGCATTAGGGATTGCTCTTCAGCAGTAAAGCGAGCTTGTGCGACAATATTTACAAATAGGTCGTCAAGGGTAGTACTAGTAGTTGCAGCCATGATAAATTACCTTAAAATTAAATTAGTTTGTGGTTTGTTGGTTACTTTTTCTTGAAAGCAGCAAATGCTTCTTTGCCGCCATCGTTCCAGTTTGCAACCATATCTGCCACAGATGTAGGCTTCTGTGTAGAGCCACCAGTGTTACCCTGCGATCCTGTTCCACCTATAGAGGCTTTGACCATGTGCGGGTTTACTGTCAAGAATTCAGTTACCATCTCATTGACGGATAACAAATCACCGCTGTCATTGTATCGCGGTACTCCGTTAGCGTCTAGCACCTCAACCGTCCCATCTTCCGACAGTCTAGTCTGGCCTTTAAGTAACTGAGAAACTTGATTTGGATTTACAGCATTACTGTTACCAGCAGCACCAAGCAAAGCGCCATCAACTAGCGTCTGTTGTAGCTTGCTCTTGTAACTCTGTATCTCCATGTCTTTCTTTTCGACCGTCTGTTTCAGAATAGAATCGAACTCGCCACGCTCTTTCTTTCGCTCCAACTCGGCAGCTTCTCGCTGCGCCATTAAGTCTTTCGCGTCATCCAGATCAATGCCAGATATCTTCTTGTCGAACTTACGTTGCTCTCTTGCAACACGATCCGCAACAATGCGGTCTAGCTCGTCCTGAGTAAAGGTCTTGGTTTCCTGACTTTGTGCTGCCGCAGTTTCAGTCTCTGCTTCTGTTGCCATGATTTCATCGCTCATGTGACGTAGCCTCTAAAAGAGTAGGTGGAATGGTGAATCTCGATTGTAGCATAATTGGTTACTTTTTAACTTTCTTCTTCTTTTTGGGTCGGCCCACTTTTGAACCGTATGTACCTTTACCTTGTGGCATATAGCACCTCTTAAAAAACGCCTCTGAATCTATGACGACAGTTATAGCCGCCTCGAACTACAAAAGGATCACCGCTGATCTTGCCAGCCCAAGAACCCTCCCATATATTATCAATCTCATCTTTGGTATAAGTCTTTCCAACGTGCTTTTCACAAAAGTCTCTAGTGACTTCATCATCTGGGCCATAGTATTTAAACTCGGTGGCTCCAGCTTCAATAGCAATCTTAGTATTAACCGTTGCATCAAACTGCATTAAGGCATCATGTAAACCCTGACTAGCGTACCTGCCAAGGTTAGCATTCACGGATGCCTTAATAGTGGCTAGGCTCTGAGCAAAGGTAGCTCCTGTCAGTGTGCTTTCATAAAGTTCTTTTGACACTGCATCAAGATAATTCTGGCCTAAGTCTTCAAACCCTTTAAAGGTCATAGATTGAAGCTCAGATATAATGCTAGGGTCTAGCTTAGTCACATCAGCATAGGTACTTAACATCGCAGCAACTTCATCAGCTATTACGGTGTACTCACGAACCAAGCCATCAACGGTTGCTAAATACTCTTGCTCTATAGCTGTACGAAGTTCAACCCTTGCCTGTATTGCCCACTCAAGATCAAACAGCTCGCCATCTTTAAGCGGGGCAGTAGCCATTAGATCAGTTATCCTATCTTCTAACTTAACTAAAGCAGATGCCAACTTACCTTGATGGTCTTCTGCCCTAGCTATGACCGATCTTAATTGGTCAACGTCAGCAGGCATTAGGCTTCAGGCTCTAATGTTTCTGGAACAAACTGCCCTAGTACCTGAACGCCAGATTCAATCTCAACGTGAGCTTTAGCAAGCTGCTCATCATCAAGTAGAAGGTCTGCAATCTTTTTATCTATTTCTTGTGACAAGGTTACTGACTTAACGCCCGTAGAGCGCAACTGCTGTAAGAACATTAGCTCTTTATCGTAATCACGAAGGTCAAACGAATCAGGGTAGAAGATTTCAACGTCTG